CATTCTCCGCTCGGAATCCAAGGGAATAACCCTAGCTTAGACTTGCGTAGCACATAGTCCGGGCTACCTGGAACTCCTGAAACCGCTGAACCAACATCCTCCGAAATATCTCCGTCGGCGTTGTAGCTGGGCTTATGACGATACAAGGTCGTCTTCGGTTGCCACTCATCGATGTACTTCATCGAAAAACCGATACTAGCCAGTTCATTCTTTTGCCTATTCCGTTCCGTAATTCCTGTCATCATTCACTCCCAGTTATGATGTGGCAAGGTCGCCAATCTCGAACTGTATTGCTGCACCACGGCTGTCATCAAGTTCAAACACACCGTAGTCAGCAGTCATAACTACCTCGGTTGCCCTGAGAGAAGCATCTCTCTGTCGCTCTGTTCTGGTGTCTACGCTTGTCAGAGCTGCCATAGCAGTCTTGTCAGCGATAACGCCGTACCCAGAATCAACTGATGCAATCTTGTCGATGTTCCCATCTTCAAATATGGGTACGTTATTGATTGGACGAAGACCGCTGTAGAAATTCTGTAGCAGGTCTACGCTCCATCCGCTGGTAAGTCCAGCAGCAGCCGCTGTATCAGCAGTCGTGGCTGCTTGCTTGGAAAGTGTTGCAACTGCGTTTGGATGGTGAATGAGATACAGTTGGTTACCAAACTTATTCGCCTTGGCCCTAGAGATACAACCATGTGTATTCGCTGTATTCATTGCTGCGCCATCAGCACCAAAGACCGTTCCTCCGTTGAGGTTAGGCCACAGAGCGATAACGTCTGTGTCCTTCTTTCGTGCCATGCCATCACCAAGCTGTCTCCCTATCATGCTGAACACGTTGTCAGCAGCCTGTCGGACCAGCTTGTCCGTGAGAATAACCTTAGCCCCCACTTCTGATGCCGTGAGGTCTACCGTGGTCATCCCTATATCTTCCTCATCGATGATGTCCTGACCATCAACGAGGTCACTCATGGTCATCTGTCCAACCTTGGGAACAGTAACCTGCTTCGAGCCCTTGGGCAATGAAAATTGCTCAATAAGGGCTAATGCCGGAGCGTTATGCTCCTCTGTATACCTCGACGCTGCAATGATAATCCGCTGTGCATTTTCCAGATTGCCTGTCGTTGCTGCCTGTGCCATTACGGCCTCCTTCTATGATCCTAAAGATAATCTTCTCGCAGCTTTAACAGCCGCTTCAGACCTGTCACCATTGATATACGCTTCTAAAAGACGGTTCTGATTGGTCGTGATCTCCGCCGCTCCCTGACTGTTGTCAAAAGACTGTGGAGATACTCGACCTTGCTTCAACCTTGCATTCTCTGCCCGAAGAGCCCGGTCATTCTTCATCCTCGCGGCCTCTTTTTCCATTTCCGCAGGGCTATTCGCCTGCTGAAGAGACATGAGGTCATCAAGCATCTGCTTGTTCGCCAGTCCATGCTTCTTCATAAAATGGACAGCCGCTGCCTGTCGGCCTTGGACATACCCAACCATACTTTGAGACTCTTCTTCCTGTTTCCGAAACTTCTGTTCCTGTTGCACATAGCGCCTAGCCTGGTCACGGGCCTGCTCGGGCATGTACCCAGCTTCCTGTAGTTGCTGCTCATAAGACCGTGCCTGACGGCCTACCTGTTCCCGCCATTTGCGATCCTCCTCCGTGGCTCGATGTTGTCGTAACTCTTCTCTTGCCGCGTGATCAACCTGCGGTGCAGCCGGTGGTGGGGGTGGAGCTGCTACGGTATCTACTGGCCCATCAATGGCCTCAGCAGGGGCAGCTTCTACTTCCCCAGTAGGCTCAGATTCAACAGCCTCCGGCTCTTCAGCCGGGATCTCTTCATCTGAGACAGCAGGCTCTATAATTTCTACAGATTCGTCTGGTTCCTGTGGTTCCGTTGCTGTAACCATGCTACATTACTCCTTTTCCTCTACATATATTACACTAATCTGTAAAGCACGCAACATATAGTGGTTATTCTCCGACTGGCTTTAATGAGAAGAGCCTTCTGGATAGTCGCGCCAAGTCATATTTTCCTTGATCTCTAAGATGCTTTTCCCTTGCGCCTTGCGAGCGCGCTATAGAATTCTTAAACGGTTCCGGCAAGCTCGCTATAAGTTCTATCGGTATGGGCCGAGTATTGGTATTCCTCACAACGAAGTCTTTCTGTTCTTCCGTCCAACCCATCTCTAGCATTTTAATCTTCACGGAAAGAACAGACACCATTTCCCCTTTGACAGCGATATATTTCAGCCTGCCAGCTTCTGACATAACCTCTGGGTCATCAAATAGTGCATTCTGCTGGTTAAGGGCGCGGATACCAGGGTCCTCTGCATCAACATCGGCAGGCTCAAAGTCTATATCCCGTCCTGCCTCCCCCCTCGCTCCCTTTGACACGTAGTTAATCTTTTGCACTTCCTGCCAGATAGCGAATGACTCTTTCATTCGTCCAGAACGCACATCTTCAAGAAGTTCAAGAAGTTTTTGCCGCCGTTCTTGTTCTATACGGTCGAACTTCGATACATCCTCTGGGACTATCTCCCGTATCATACGCTGCATAAAGGGCTCTACATGGCGATATTCCTCACCAAATATCTCCTGAGATTTCCTGTCACGCAGGTCAACTCCACCACGCCCCCCAAACATTTCTAATGCAAATATCGGGCTTGGACGACGCCAGAACTCTCCTCCCTCAAGATGCAACTGTGTGGCAAACGGCAACGCCGAGGTCCCAAGGTGCTTCACAAGGTCTATTTTGCCATCTACCTCATCGAAAGGCAGTGCGTCAATAGGCGTGAATGCTTCTATAGTCCCAGCAAGCATACTTATTCCAGGAGCTCCTCTTGACATATAAAATCGGATAAATGGGTTCTCATACTGACTCGCTGACAGCATTCCACTAAGCGGAGCTTCTCCACCAGGAAATTCCTCTGGAGCTAACGTAGAATACATTGAGGCCATGAACTGGGTTAGTGAACGTATCTGGCCTCCGACACCTATCCAGTCTCCATTGATATTGTGGCTGAGGAAGCGCCGCCCGCTTAGAGGGTTTAATCCCTCACCTATCTCCTCCCAGCTTTTCCCTAATGCCAGACCGGATAATGTATAAATGCTCGTGACTCCTCCCGCAAGCTGCGCTAGCGTCCTCAAAGACTCTCTGCCTTGTGCTGTCGTAGCCTTACCAGTTGCCTTTGCTATGAGAACCGATATGGCATCAGCAACAAGCGCTACTGTTGAGCGAAGTAGTCGCGGGGAGAATGCCAAGAACATACCCTCGATTGATCTCTGGGTGGGCCCTACGCCAAGGGCTCGTGAATCCAGTCCTCCAGTCATGTTCCGTATATATTGTGCGAGTTCCGCATCCGTACCTTTCCATGTACTTCGCAATCCTTTTAATAATTTGACTCTGCTATAACCCAACCCAACATTATATGCCGCTTGAAACCGACCAAATGACTGCTTGCCCCCCAGTCGAAGGAGGTTCCTGGCTGAGTCTCCATACTTCTTCCCAAGAATTCCGGTAATTTTGCCTATCGGTATTCCTTGCCCAGGTGCAAGTGCGGCAAAGAACTCTGGGTCACCGATTGGCACGCCGTTTCTTGACAGCCACTGGTACTCCGCAAGGTTGTCCTTAATGAGCCTCGCCTGTACGGTGGGATCGAAGAACGCCTGGTGGTGACGTAATGCCATCCTGCCCCACCCAGCAGGATCTCTTGCCAGCAAAGGAAGGCCATGTATCAACGGCATGGCAAAGTCACCAACGGATGCCAAAAACCGTATTGTGTTTCCTAAGACCTGAAACCCGTGCCAGCCCCAATTCGGGGCGTCTGATATTAGCCTGGCTTCTCCGATCCCGTCCACAAGTGCTTTATAGTCTTCTTCTGGGAAGAACCTATGTGCTCCTCTTCTCCACTGAAAAACAGAGATATCATTAGGCTGATTAGGACCAAACAACTTCCCTGGAACAACCTGCATGCGCCGTGCTGCGTCACGTTGCTCGTTATATTCTTTTCTTCGCGCATCGCGAGCATCCTGTGCTTGCTGTCGCTTCCTATATAGCTTTTCTTTTTCAGCATTCACGGCAGAGTCGAGAGTGTCTTTCGCTTTATTTACCTGTCGGTCTAATTGCATCCTTGATTGTTCTCTAACTAATCGCGCCCCTGCTGTGCGTCTACGAGCCTGAGCAAACATCTGCGACTGCTCTAAGCTGATTCCTCGTCTTACAAGTTCTGCTTCATAGAAATCGACCCCAGGAGACACGCCTTTTACCCTACCTTTAGCGGCTGCTGTCCATCGCATTCTTTCTAGCTGTGCGATGCTGTATTCCTTTAACGGCTTCGACAGATACGGAAGGATAGTTTCTGAAGTAACCCCCGTTCCTGGGATCAGCTCGTCTGTAACATCCCTCACACCAGTCGGATCTTTGGCTGGTTCAAACCTTAGTGCTTTACGTTTCCGTAAAGCATTCTGATAAGCAGCATTGAGCTTTACTATCCTTGCATTCCCGGCTTCGGAAAAGAGTTTCTCTTTAACCGCTTCCCTGGCAGCCTCATACTTATCGTGTGCTTTCTGCCATCGCGTAACGAAAGGTTTAGGAATCATGGCATCGAAGGCAGCGGCATTGATTGAAAGTGGTTCAAGCACATCGTCTAGCTGTTTTTGTAGAACCTCTTTATAGGCTGAGCGGACGTGCATCAATAAGGTTTCCCTTGGATCACTCAGATAACGCACACCCTTAGCAGCACCCTCAGTCGCCTCTTCATAGAAACGCATGTGTTTTGCATTGGTTGGGCGTATCAGATCTACCTCTCGTATCCCTTCTACTTGTCGTGGGATATAGAACCAGTCTTCTTTTTTGGTTCTTGCCAATGGTTCTAATCCAGCGTCCACCCGCATTGTTTCAATTTCATCGAGAACCTTAATATAATCGTCTATATATGCCCGCTGCTCAGTTGTCAGTTTATATGCGGGATTACTGGGATTACTAAACACATCATTCCAGAGCTTCCCTGTTTGGCCGAAATATCCATTACGGTCTATTGGAAGAATGTGCCTGATCCTGCCAATCCACTTTGTGGCATGGGTGTCAAGGGCAGCCGTGACTGCCGTTTTGCTTAATTCATCAATGGCTATATTCTGTCTACTATAAGCAGTAACGGCTTTCTCAACGTCCCTAGATTTTCCCACTGACGGAGCTATCAATCTCGTCGCCTTCCTAGTCAAAGGATTTTCACTGGTAACTACTTCATCTATAACTTGCGATAGTTCCCTCAATGGAGCCACATAGTTAAAGCCTGAAGGCATTCCCTTAGCTTCGGCAGCCCCCCTGCCAATCGGCCCACCTGGCACCCCGCCCGCTTCCTCAGCCACCTCTCTTACCGCCCTCGTACCAGTGGCTGCAACGGCAGGGTCGCGCCTGAGTTGCGCCTCCTGTAGCATCTGTTGATTACTTTGCTCGTATTCTCTTGCTAAGGCATTGGCTCGTTCTAACTCCTCGTCAGACAGATCAGTAATTAAACGGCGTATCGGAGCCTTCGGGCTTGTAGCTGGAGTGTCATACAAGAGTTTTACTTTAGATGGGTCTATATCAAGTATAGAATCGACTTTGGATGTAGTAAAAGCTGTCGCTCCTTCATGGATATCAGGCACAAAGTCCTCCAGAAACTGTTTTGCATTTATCTCGAACTGCAAAACCACTGGAGCCCTGTCTGCCTTAAAACCTTCTCTAGCTCCCCTAATACCACCTGAGAATTTACGCGCAGTTTCAGGAGAAATGGTTACCCCTGGACCATAGGAGTATTGATCCCCGATTATTTGTCCGCTTTTTAGAATCTGTCTCGCATTTGTGATATTCGTGCCATGCCAAACCGTTATAGTGTCCGATGCGTCAATATCACGAATAAGCTTGGCGGCAGAATTTCTAAATACATCTTCGGGGTCTAGGGCTCCTACGCCCTCTTGCGAAGATTTTCCAAGAGCCTCTATATTATTTGCAAGATTTGATTGTTCATATGTAGCTAAAGCGTCTTCATAAGAAGCGGTAGGTGCAACTTGCTTGGCTGCGGTGGTGGTAACGGGGACATCAGGCGCAACACGGGCTGCGGTGGCAGCCTCTTCCCCAGGCCTTCGGAGCCGTCCTGCTGCACGCTTAAATGGTGCAGCTATTGCTCCTGCTACCGCCTCTTCTGCCATCAATGGGGCCTGAAACACTGATCCAGTACCACGAAGAGTTCCCGCAATTCCACGCTCTATAGATGGCGCAGCGCTAGGAGCTACTTTGGCAACAGGGCGGGTTAGCGTACTTGCGAGTGGTGCCGAAACATTCTTTAGCGCTGACCCGGCTTTTGCAAAACCAAGCGGAGCTAAAGCGGCCCCAACTACCTCTGAACCACCCCAATAACCCCAGCCAGCATCCAATTCATCCTGAGCGGCCTCGGAGGCTCTTATAAGCCGAGTCTCTAAATCGCCTTCTTCAGTAAGGCCTCTCCAGAAAGCCTTGGCTGCACCAGGGTACTTCTCTACTCTCGGTGGATCAAATGGACGAGGACCTATATCGGGATCTCTGTCAGGCTGCCAAGGGGCCCATTGAACAGCACCACCGACCGCACCAATACCCAAGCCAAGAAGTTTATCCGCTAGCGCCACTCCACGTAATATCTCTGGGCCATACTCTATAGGAATCCCGGCTGGCCCTATATGTGGGGCGACTGCTTCCGCCTTCTTCCATCCCTCAGCGATATATGGGGCAATAGCCCCCATTACTGGAGACAATGTCTCTTCAGCCCAAGGGAAGAAACGATCTTCAATATTACTCTGCCACCATTCAGGGGGTTTTGCTTCCGTGAGAATAGGCGCAGACTTAGGAGCTACGGAAGGCGAGCGCCTTCTGGCGGCCTGTAGCTTCCTGATACTCCGTATCTCATCAAGCGTTTCTTGACTTACTTTTCCCATTAGTAATTAAACAGGAACCGTGTTCTTGGATTAGCCATAGTTCCGGTCGTTCCCCGTGCAGTTTGAGGCAAGCGTCCGTACCGTGCGGTCCACGGGTTCGTTTCGAGGAACTCCTCAAATGTCGTCGGTTCCAGTCCTCTACGCAGCGACGTACCTATATCTCCGAGATAGTCACCGTATATATCCTGATAGCTCTGATCGTAGAATCGTCTCCGACGTGGACTCTCTCCAGCAAATTGGCCACCCGCCGTGGAGCTGTAGTATGCCGCCTGCGGCAACTGAGCAAGCAGGAGACTACCCCAGTCCCCACCTGACAACCAGTTTGCAAAGGGATTATCTCCGTTTGCCATAGCGCCCTCCAGTTATTTCTGTGTTAAACCTGCTGGGTGAAACCGCCCGCACCGGTTCCTCCTGTTCTCTCCAGGTACCAATCCAGGAAGTTTGCGTTCGGATCTCTCGCCTGAAACTGTTGATTCAACTCACCCAGAGCGCTTGTTACTGCGGCTCCGTATTGTCCGCCGTACATTCCTCCCTGTGTTCGTTGCAGGGCCAGCAAGTTGGCAAGGGCTAACTGGTTCTGTTGAGCCTCTTGCCCTGTTCCGTAGGTCTGCCTATACATGAGTTGTTCGGCAGGTGTCAGATCTTCTATTAGACTTCTCACGTCTGCTGAAATAGGTAATCCCTGATATTCATCCGACGGCAGGGGGGACACATACTGGGCAAACTGACCTGGGGTCAGACCGGCCATCGCTGCTGCTCTCTGAGCCTGATTGCCTAATTGAGATGCAGTAGGTCTTTGGTACCCTGTACCGCCAAGCTGAGTCATATAGTCCGAAAACGAACCATAGTCTGTCAAACTCGGTTGAGCAAGGTAATACTGCTGCATCAGGGGACTTTGCATTCCCCAAAACGCCTCACGCGCAGGACTGGGCCCAGGACGGAACTGCTGTGTCGCGTACGCGCCGAACTGCTGCCTTGGCGTGAGTTCAACCCACGGAATACCCGCGGATGAAAATAGGTCTTGCATTGTTGCCATATCTACACCTCTTTCTTAATATTACCACTTCAATCCAGATAAGACATCTTCAAACTCCTCTTTCCATTTCTCAATGCCGGTTTTCGGAGGAGCTATCCTTCTTCTTAGTTCATCAAGGGTAACGATCTCGCCGCTCCCCATTCTTACATGCCCTTCCGGTATTGGCACATAGGCTGGGGGAGGCGTATACGGGATCGTTCCTTCCTCAATATCCAAAGACTGCTCGATGGAATAAGGTGTAGCTGCTGGCAATGTAGTGGCCATCGGCGAAATGTACGGTTGTTCGCCTAAAGCAAAGTCCGTCCCGGCCTGATATGTACCGGAAGGAATAAGACCAAGTTGTTGTCCTTCACCGCCTGGCATAGCTGGACTATCCTTCACAAAAGCATTGATGAAGTCATATGAGTCCCGACCTGAAGCCTTCCAGTTTTGCATCATACCTTCGTAGAAGTTCATCATACGATTCTTCAGCCAATGGTCAGTGTCTGGATGGATATTATACATACCGACGAGTTGAGCCAGTCGCTTACTACTTCTCGCATTATCAGGATCCATGAAGACAAACCTATCCATCACCGTCTTCTTTGCCTGTTCCACTGTCCTCTTAGCCTGCGGTGGATCCTGGCCTGCAAATCCCTCTTCTGTTGTAAATCCAACATCAGCAGTCAGAGTATCATAGAGTTCTTCCATCGTGAAATCTTTGATTTGGAGCATCCTGTCCCGTAAGCCTCGCACACTGTCGTAGAACTCTTCCCCAAATCTTGTCTGTCGTGGGTTTTGCAGATACGTGTTCTGTACCCAGTTTGCAAATACCATCTCTTCGCCTTCACGGTCTTTCTCACTAAGTTTCAAAGACTTAGAAGGGTTTTGGAGCGTATCTTTGGTTAACCAGTCCCTGGATGCTTCTTCCTTTGCACTCCAGTCCTCTGACAGGTAGAAGAGCATTTCAGCGTCATTGAACATGGATTGCATCCCGCGCTGCGCCTCAATACGTTGAGATCCGGGGATATTGTTAAAGATTCTAATAAATTGATCTGAGTATGATGGCGCTTCTTCTGGAAGTGTAGCCATTAGTCTTAATGCTACATCAAGCGGCACAGTCTCTAAATACTCGCCCCACAGAATGTCGCCCTCCGGGCCAGCGGGGAAGTGGTCACGAGATTTGTATTCTTCACCCCCATCACCTGGCTCAGAGGTACTCCCCCCATCACCTGACACAGCGCTGGGCGAGGCCGTATCCATAAAGAGCGCATTGATGGAATTGAGGAATTCTGTATTTCCTTTTCCTTTAAATCCTTCAGAGCTCATCCAAAGACGAATTTCGTTCTCCGTATATTCGTAATTATCTATCAGATATTGTATCTGATCTATATCAGGATATGCATCATTCAGCGCATTGAATATCTTTTGCTGCTCTGAAATGGTTACGTCTTTATAGTCTTGGGATTCTTCTTCTTCTCCTCCGAATTCACCGTAGGCTTTATCGTCACTCAGATAGTCAGTGTCTATGTCCCCATTTTCTCCAGTGTCTCCTGGAACCCCTCCGGCCCCTATTCCTAGAGCAGGAATATTTCCTGCTACGTCTTTTACAATAGGACCAAGCTTTCCTACTAAGTTTTCAGTAGTGGACTGTTCCTCTATATCCCAGCCCCCCTGAACGTCTGGAACATAGGTGCTTTCCCCTCCAAATCCCCCGTAATCAGGTTCTGTGTACCCAACTGATGCGATTTGGGGGAAGTCCTCATCGCCATAAAGTTCTTCATACGAAAGGAATCGCTGGGTGGGGGGTATGGAAACATCTCTATAATCCTGTATTTCCGTACTTTCTCCCCCGAATCCACCGTACTCAGGTTCTGTATATTCATCTTCTACGTATACTTCTTCGTCTGCGTAGAGTTCTTCATAAGCGAGAAAGGTCGGTATGGTTGAGCTGACGATATCTTCAATTTTCTTTAATCCCTCATCCACGTCGCCGCCTTCCACGGTGTCAAAGCTATCATGCAGCGCATCGCCCTCTTCAGGTACGAAGAATTCAGAGTAGTCCGTTAAATCGTCTTCCTCTTCTTCATAGTCGTACCAGTCATCAATCCATTCGTCTGCCGGGTCATAGCTATTCGCATTGGTCTTTTCTATATGTTCGTCCATCGCCGAATCGAAGTCGCCTGATTCATCCTCGGCCATACTAAAGTAGACAGGCAACGGTGCGCCTTTCGATGCGTTCTGTGCCATATAGGTAAGATAGTTATACGCACCGAAGATATTTTCTTCTTCTTCATAATAGTCAGTTGGTGGCATCTATACCCCTCCCTGGGCTCCCGGCCTCGATGTACCCGGAGGTACGAGAGGCCCTGCTTGTGGGGTCGGAGGCGGTGGTGGTACTCCCTGCATTGCTGGAGGCATCACCGATGGGTTTGCTGTTGGCGGCCCCCCGGGTGATGGAGGGCCACCGGGAGATGGAGGGCCGCCTGGAGGGGGAGGACCACCGGCCATACCGGCATTACGCATCTCTGCTGCCTGGCGTTTCTGCATGATAATCGAGGTCAGTTCCCCGACATAGAAACGTACCAAGTCGTCTCTCCCCTGTCGTTCAGACGCTCTGAGCAGTGTCCAGAGCGCCGCTTCTGGCAGCATTCTTTCCGCCAATTGTTCCTTGATGGAGTCGTCCATCTGATCTGCGTCCTGTATCGCCAGTATCCTGTCACGGATTGCCCTGTCAGAGAGCAGTGGCGTAGGCCCTTCCCGTGCGATCTGTGCCATCGAGTAGCGCGTCATATCGTCCTGCGGCAGTTGCCCTATCAGGTTTACGACAGGCTGTCCGGTATCTTTCAGATCTTCCGGGGTAATTTCCTCGGTAAAGTACACCCTGTTCCTGTCCATTCCCGAGAGTTCCATTGATTTGAATGATCCTTCGATGTACTGATCCGAGATGAGGTTAAACATCATCAGGTAGGCTTTCTCAACACCACGAAGGTATTTATTCACCACGGTTTCCACGCCCTGTCTGAGCGTATTGATGGCGAATCCAGAGAGCTGGAACGGAAGTTCTCCGTACACCGAGTGTGGTATAGAGCCACGCTGCATCTCTCCTGAGACGAGGCTCATAAACGCTCCTGTCTCCTTTGCCATTTCGAGAAGTCCGAGCGGTTCCACGTTCTCGTTCTGTGCGAGTGAGATCTCCGAACCTTCGAGGTAGGGATCTTCATCGAGTGATTTCGTTCCATCTCGTGATCTGACGATAAGCCCCTGTCTTCGTGACCGTGCGGTCAGTTCAAGAAGCGTGCTCATCATGAGGTTATGCTTCGGGTAGAGATCTCTCGTTGATCGAAAGACCGATTCACCGACATCAGCGATGGTATCCTCCATTGTGGACTGCGTGAGTGCCACGATGTAGGGATTTGATCCTATCGGGCCGAGAAACGCAGGTACCTGGTCGGCTCCATGGCGTATCTGTTTCTTCACCACCTGTATCAGTGGCTGTGTCTTTGACCCATTATGGATAAGGATGGTATTGAACTCCTTATCGTAGAAGTCGTAGACGTTTATACCGTCCGTATTATGCGGTGCATCCCAGTCAATCTTGATATTGTACTGGGAGAAAATCTGGTCTTTCGTTTTCGGAACCTTGTAGCATATCCATTCCAGTCCTTCTGGTCCGGTGCCCCAGTAGGTATGGAGCGGATCCCAGGGCGTAATATCAACATACGTTGATCCGTCCTTTCGTTTCGCAAGCAAAGCTCTTCCTGCGTACCATCCCCTGATAACGGAGTACCATCCTAGCTGGTCGCGCAGGGTAGGGAGCATGAGTCGGCTCAGTCGTTCATCGGCGGATTTGAGTACCCCGATGAGGAACCGTTCTTTCAGGTCATTCCGTTCACGGACTTCGGAATCTGCACCATCATGTGGGATACGCACGGTCATTTCCGCGCTTGATAACCATCCGATCACCTTTTCCGCGTAGGTCTGCGGGTCATTGCTGGTATAGCTCTGATATCCCTCACCAGCGTCGAACGGTTCGAGGCGGTAGAGTGCGTGGTCATCCTGCATCCTCTGCCGAAGTGGCTCCGTGGCATCGTAATGCGCTTCCACGAGGTCAATAATATCTTCCGGCTTTCTCCTTGCCATCTATGCCCACCTTTTTACGCGTATATGGTTCGCTCCAGAGACATAGCCATAGCCGAAACGGTCGATAAGTCCATAAATCACGGCTTTTATCCCGTGGTTGTTCTTATCCTCGGGGATATCACCAACTATACTCCCTTCACGGTCAGTTTTCCAGCGATATGCTCTTGTCTGACCATCGAACGGATTAGGAGCTGCACCGAATTCTGAGAGTATACCATGACATTTCGGGTTAAAGACGATCCTCGGAGCGTGAGTTTTCGGTTCTATCTTGAGCCATCCCTTGAGTCTTTCGGACCCCTCGTTGATCCTGATCTTCTGCGATGATAGGTAGAGCCCGGTTTTTTGTAGCCATACTTCTGCCGGTGCCGCCATGGCCTGGTGCTGGGTTCCCGCAACGTCGATGACTCCGAACCTGACATCCTGCCACCAGTCTTTCCCTTGAGCGATGTCGATGATTTCGTCGGTGACGAGTCCCTGTTCGTAGATTTCGTCGATGACGCAGATCTGTTCATTCCTAACCTGGACAACCATAACCGCATACGCCCCTGCATAGCCCGGATCCATCCAGAGATGGACTGGTTCTCCCTGCTCATAATTCACCTCGCTTATATGCGCGTCAGGGCGGAACTCCGGGAACACAAGTCCTCTCGGAGGCGAGGGCTTCCCCTCAATGCGCTCCATAAAAAAGTCATCGCTCGACGCGTCTTTCAGTCTCAGTATCTCGGGATCAGTCGATCCACCGGGATACAAATGTGTATTCGTATAACTTGGCAGCGAGTATGCCCGGGCATCCTTATCCGCACCTGATGCCCACGCTGTGAACATCTGCGGGTACCACCCGAGCGAACCCTCGAATGTTCCCGAGAGAAACATCCATCCTCTCTTTGGTGCACATCTCCCACGCAATCGGAAGAACGTCTCCATATCAAGCTGACTCGCCTCGCATCCGATAATACCGTTCGGAGCCCTCATCGCAAGCGTTCGAGGATCCTTAGCACTCTTCGTCTCAATCCTGGTTCCATCAGCAAGAGTGAGATGACCGGGATCAACGCGCTTCGAGGCTTCCTTAAGGATTCCAAGGGAGGAGAAGTCCTGGAGTAAGTATTCAAACTCCGCTCTTGTTCTCTCATAATCTGCAGCCACGAGCCAGTAAAGACCCCTCTCTTCGGTTTCCGCGAATCGTGAGAGAAGATATTTCGAGGCGACAAGCGACTTCCCCGCCTGCTCACCTCCAGCCACGAGGTTGAACCGAAACCTGGATCTGAGTATAACTTCCTGCTCTTTTGTTGGCGAAAAACCAACCTTCTCAAAAAGGTAATCACGTAAATCAGGTCCCTTCGTGAGCGTTGTCACAACTACTCTTCCCCCCCAACCACTACAGCCAAATGACACGTACATCCACACCCACAGCAGTCACTATGTCCACCATACAAACATATCAGCGTTATCATCTGTACTCGTCCAGTAATGTCAGAAATACCGGGGTATTATCACCCACCCATCCCCCAACAACATTGAACTCAAAATGCTCTACGGCTTCCTCGTATGACATCCCATCCCTCTCTACAAGTATCTCAATACACTTATCCCTGTCATACGCCACTACCGCACTACTACACGCCCTCTCGCAAATCCCAAGTATCGCCTCATCAAACCCATCCGCACAAAGTAACTCTTCATCAAATTCAGCCAAGTGTTGCCGCTTATCCGTACCAGCTACCCCATTCCTCGAATACAAAAGATCTACCCCTCTTCCTTTTCCTTCGGAGCTATTCCACGCTTCTTAAGCGCCTCAATCAACGTCTTCTCCATGCCCTGCGACAATTCCCTGGGATCCTCCACCTTCTCCTCACTCACCCTCTCACGCGCCGCCTTCCTCCACTCAATAATCAAGTCCCTCGCCGAATCCTCGTTCATCGATACCTGCGGCTTGAACTTTGTCGGTAGATTAGCATTCAATAACCCCAGAAGCAATACGTCACTCCCACGGTTCTTATCAGGGCTCTTTACCCGCTCCAACGCAATCTCCTCCAAATACTCCCCAAACTCCACCTTCGCTTCCGCTACCTTCCCCATGAAATCAGGATCCTCCTCTATCCACAACCGATACGCCCTACTCGATACCTTCGCAACACGACATGCCCCACTCTTCGTCCCAATATCCCGATATGCCCTCAAAAATAACGCCTTCCTCTCCTCCTTGTCCTCCCTCCGCTCAGCATTCGTCCGCCCAATATTCTTCCGACCGTTTTCTTTCGACATATTCCCTCTCCCTTAACAATCCCTCTCCCTAGTACGCTAGCGTTATATAACAATATAACATACCCCCCCCTAAAGGGGGGGGGGTAGTAATGTTATATCGTTATAACAGAAGCTTTAGCTATAAATACCAGAATATACTCCATAACATTATGTAAACATAACATGTTATATAACACGGCATAACATGTTATACCAGCTACGAATTCACCGGTTATCATCGAAAAATGCCCCCGATATAACACGAGTATAACACGCGCATAACACGCCAGGATTAGCCTAAGCGGCAAAGGGCAGAAAGCGCTTTTAGGGGAAAAAGTTTGGCAAGGGTATCTTTACCCCCCACCCCAAGATATTTAAACCATGGTCCCTTGCTCAATGCCACGCCTGCCCCCAGACCCCCGCAGACGCAGCTCCCTGCGGTCGCCGCCGTGTTTTTTCTCTGCTAGCTGTGCTCGCTGGCTCAACGATACCCACGCAAAAAAACGCGAGAGGGCTGACGTCGCTGGCGTCGCTGGCGTCGCTGGCGTCGCGCGCGGGCGCGGGCGCGCGTGTTTTTTATGCGTGCAAGTCGCGTGGTTTTTTAGCCCCCGCGCTTCTCCCCGAAC